AGTAAAGTTTCGGGCCATGTCTATGGGGTAGCGGAGACGCCTTGCAAGCGACTCGTCAATGGGTTCGATTCCCATATGGTCCACCAACAACGAGGCGATCCGGCGCCTGACTAAAGAATTCCCGGCTGAAATTTTTGCCCCATCGTCTATCTGGTAGGACGCCTGACTCTGAATCAGGAAAGCGCGGTTCGAATCCTCGTGGGGCATCACAGAAAACATGAAATGTATAAATAGTACCGAATGGGTAAAACTATAGGTGCATTTCATGTTCTACACAATTTACAAGATAACAAATATTCTAAACGGCAAAATATATATCGGTAAGCATCAGACAAAGGACATAGATGATGGTTACATGGGTTCAGGTAAACATTTAAAAAGAGCCATATCTAAACACGGAATTGAAAATTTTAAGAAAGAAATACTTTTCCAGTTTGACAATGAAGCAGACATGAATACTAAGGAAGCAGAACTTGTTACCGAAGAATTTTGTTTGAAAGAAGATACTTATAATCTTTGCCCTGGTGGAAACGGTGGTTGGGGTTATGTAAATACGAGCTCAATTAGAAATGGGTTTGAAAACCGTATAATGCAAATAAAAAATACTACAGAGTTTTTAAAGTGGAGCAAAAAAGGTGGAAATTCTTATGCTAATAGAATTAAAACAGATCCAGACTTTAGATCCAAAGTATCTGAAACAACAAAAATTCGTAATAAAATGCACCCAAACGGGTTTATAAACAAGAATCATACAGAAAATACTAAAAAGATAATCGGAGAAAAATCATCTATTTCACAATCTGGACCAGGCAACTCGCAATTTGGTACTATTTGGATAACTGATGGAATTTCTAACCGTAAAATCAAAAAGACCGATGTTGTACCTGATGGATGGAAATTAGGAAGAAAAATAAAATAAACTGTGCGCTTGTGGTGTAATTGGCAGCCACGCCAGACTTAGAATCTGGTGACTTCGGTCGTGGGGGTTCAAGTCCCTCCAGGCGCACCAAAATAATGGTCGATTAGCTCAGCGATAGAGCAACTCTTTTACACGGAGAAGGTCATAGGTTTGATCCCTATATCGACTACCAATTCTAATAAATATCTTCGTGCATGAGCACTTATTATGGAGGTATTTAAATGGACAATTATCTTAGTTCTGTGGTTGAAATGGCGCTATGGTGGACACCTGAAGGGTTTCTTCCTTGTGATGGTAGAAAACTGTCAATTAGGAATAATGAAGCACTCTTTTCACTACTAGGTGCTAATTACGGTGGTGACGGTGTAAATGATTTCGCACTTCCTGACCTAAGACCAGTTGATGCTAACGGTGTTAAAAGAGACTGGAAACCAAACGAAATTAGAAAAATGATCGTCGTTCAGGGCGTATATCCTATGCGCCCTTGATGGTATTTGCCCAGGTGGTGAAACGGTAGACACACCATCTTGAGGGGGTGGCGCTGCAAGGCGTGAGGGTTCAAATCCCTCCCTGGGCACCAATTATCTGCCATTAGCGCAGTCTGGTAGCGCGACGGTTTTGGGTACCGTAGGTCGGGAGTTCGAATCTCTCATGGCAGACCAAACTAAAACGAAGCTAAGGCCTAGGAAACGATCACTGAGCATAGCGACTCAAATCCCCTAGGTCAAAGAATATCTGTGTGTAGCTCAGCCTGGTTCAGAGTGCTAGTTTTGGAAACTAGAAGTCGTTGGTTCAAATCCAATCACACAGACCAAAATAAATGCGGGTATGATGTAGTGGTAGCCTACTACTTTGCCAAAGTAGAAGCGCGGGATCGTTCCCCGCTACCCGCTCCAAGTTTAAGGATCAATTCAGCAATTTTATTAACCAACAGGTCGTGGGTTCAAATCCCACCAAGATTCACACAAGAATCTTGTAGCTCAGCGGAAGAGCAGATGGCATAGCAAAATGATCCTGTTTATTTAATGGTTGACATTCCTATAGAATCAGTTTATACTGAGAATATAAGGAATGAAAAGGAAAGACAATGACTCACACCATTCAACTCGATATTGTTTTTGAAGAGTCTATCAACGAACTTTATCAACACTTTGCTCAAACCCACATCAAGTTTGAAGTCATTCAAGAAGAAGGACCGGGTGGTGGATGGCCTTTATGCCAACTGACTGCTGACGAATCGGTTCTTGAAACTTGGCTTCTTGAAAACTACTGTGACTCGGATCAAATTGACTTTTTCATGGGACGAGAAGAATAATACTAATGGAAGGTTCTATTTTTGACTGGGTAAATTCAGGGTAAAATGGTAGAGCCAGAATAGCGGCGAGATAGGCGGGGCCGGTTATTCAGAGTATTTTGTTGGGAAGTAGTTCAATGGTAGAATGACAGACTTTGAATCTGGAGGTTGGTGGTTCGAGTCCACCCTTCCCAGCAAAATATTCTTATCCTGACTAGGGGTTGATGATTGACCCGCTCGGCTGTGGACCGGGAGAACTTGGTTTGATTCCAAGAGTCAGGACCAAATAATACTAAGGATCATTTCAGCAACAAATAAAAATTTCAATTTTTGGTTTGAAAAACAAATTGATCCTGACTATATTGCCCACGTAAACGAACGGCGCTACGAACGTCGTACACGTAATTGGATTTGAAAATGGGGGTTCGATTCCCTCCGTGGGCTCCAAAATTCAAAGGCACTGCAAACATCGAAGCATCCTTTACGGTTGTAGAGACCGACCATATAAATAGTCTATCCGTAATGAAAGGATGTGACAATGTTTCACGCGTTTGTAATTGCTTGCGCTGCAAATTTAAATATGGAAATTGACCGATCTTCCTGCATTATACTTGAAGATACTTGGGGACCATATAAAACAGAAGAGCATTGCATAATTCGTGCAAATCAAATGTATGATGAAGCTCGTGAAGCAAATTTAAACTTACTTATTATGATGTCTTTAAATTACCCACCTTTTATATATTCAGAAAGCCATTGTAGAGTATCAGAAGGTGAAACAGTTTAAGAATATTGCGGAATTAGCTCAGTGGTAGAGCCCCTCGTTTACACCGAGGTTGTCGGGAGTTCGACCCTCTCATTCCGCACCAAAAATTAAGGTAAAATATGCTTGAATGTTTGATTATTGGAGATTCTATTGCAGTAGGTCTTTCACAGTTTGCTAAACATTGCGAACTGCAAGCAAAAGTTGGGATTACTTCTCAATCGTATGCGGAAACATATTCGGTATTCAAATCAGAACTTACGGTTATTAGTTTAGGTTCAAATGATATTGGATATGATCCGTATGAGTCTATGAAAGAAGTACGCGATCAAATTAAAAATAAAGTAATATGGTTGATTAGTGCCAATAGTAAAGAAGGTGCATTAGCTGCTCTTAAATTGGCTAATGAGTATAATGATAATGTTTTTAATATTGACCAAGTAGAACTATCACATGATGGTGTACATCCAACGTCAAAAGGATTAAAGCAACTTAGCGCAATGATAAAATTCCCGCCTCATTAGTCTTAGACTGGAGGATAATAGGTTCACCGTATGGGAACCCGGGACTAAAGTTAAAAGGATCAGTTCAGCAAAAAATCTTCGGATAACTTTTTGATCTTCAAAATCGAAAATAGCAGGTTCAAATCCTGCAAAAATTGATCCTGTAAAGATTCAAGGATGGGTTCAGCAAAAATAAAGCAACAAACTTGTAATTTGTAAACGCTCAAAAACCATCCTGACTAATGCCCCTATGGTGAAATTGGCAGTCGCGGCAGATTGATTTTGTATAAATAAGTATGGTTCGCGGGATGGCAGTCCCCAACCATTCTAGAAATATACGAAGGAGATTTCCAGCCATGACGATATTTATATGCCACTATGGGTGTGGTAGAACAGCAATAAAACAGAATAAATCTGGCAATTGGATGTGTGATAGTTCACCGAATAAATGCCCCGAAAACAGAAAAAAGAATTCAATAAAGAACAAAGATGTGTATTCTTCTGGCAGGAGAGTTGATCAGAAAACTCAATATAAAAATCTACCAGATGAAACAAAAAGAAAAATTGCTTGGTCTACTGGATTTACGAAAGAAACTAATGAAAATGTTCGCAGAATTTCACATTTAAATTCTATGACTAAGAAAGGTAAAAAAGGAAGACCCCATACTGAACAATCTAAAAGAAAAATATCGGAAAAAAGACTTAAAATAATATCTGAAGGCAAGTATGATAGTTCAGGAAGGAAAGGTCATAGAGGTCACTATGACGGTGTATATTTTCACAGTTCATGGGAATTAGCATATTATATTTGGTCTATTGAAGTATTAAATCAGAAACTACAAAGAAACAAAAATAGAATAAAATATATCTGTGATAGTATCGAGTATGAATACATTCCAGATTTTGTGACTGATAACAATAAATTATTAGAAATAAAAGGTTATCTTTGGTCTGATAAAGATAATGAAAAATATATTCAAACAAAAGATATTGTTAAATATCTTTTTAAAGAAGATTTAAAAGAACCCATCAAATACTGTAAAAGTAAATATAGTAGTAGATTTTGGGAAGTTTTATATGGGTGATTGAAGGGAATTGGTATACCTAGAATACTCAAAATATTCTGTTTCTCGGTTCGAGTCCGAGATTACCCACCATATTTAAGATGCCGAAAGGAGTCCCGGTTCGAGTCCGGGTAGGGGCACCAAAATTAAAATATTTTGATTATCTTATCTTCGTATATGCAAAAATTTATTAGATTTATATCAGGAGAAAATCTACCAAGTATAAATAGGTCGTGAGGAGGATATTGAATGGATTTTCTTAGTTTAGTATCAGATGTTGGATTTCCAATAGCGGCTTCTTTAGCCGGGGGCTTCTTCGTATTCCTTACGCTACGATTTATACTTGCTGGAGTTCTAGACAGTATAAAGACACAACGTGGATTTGTTATGGCTCTGGACAATAGAGTAAAAACCATGAACAATGAACTCGTTCGTATCGATGTTCAAATGTGTAATGCCTTTGGCGTAAAACCGGATTTAGACAGAATTGCAAGAGCCGACGGGCAAAAAGACGCAAGAAAAGACTAAAGAGAACGGATTAGAATTTTGGATATCGCAGCAGCAATAAGCCAGTATGGTTTTCCAATCATAGCCGCCTTCGGCTTAGGCTATTTCATTTATTATATTTGGACGTGGGTGACCGAAGAAGTAGATCCAGTCGTCGGCGAATCTCATATGACTCTTATTGCTCTTATTGATAGAATAAGAATGTTAGATAATGATCTGATAAGATTGAGAACGAAGCTCGACATGATCCTTGAGAGACAAGAAGAACTCAGAATTTCCAAAGATACAATAGAAGTTACACCTGAAAAAGAAACTACTAGGTTAGATAAGAAATAACAACAACAATCGACTCTTTATAATGCTATTCATGATTTTGTTATGACAACAGAGGAAAGAAAGTATGATAAAGAGACTACTTATAACGTCTTTATGTTTAAGTACACCAACATACGCTGAAGTTTTTGAATTCAACAGCCCAGCGTTCAGTGGAAACGGGTACGGCACACACGTACTTACAATTCATCAGTTAGAACAACAAAGAAAAGACAAAATAGTCGCTGATGAACTAGCTGCTATCGAGCGAGCCGATCGTGAGTATCGCAATAGCAACGTATACAAATTTCAAAACAATCTAGAATCAAGAATATACGCGCAGCTTTCACGTCAGATAGCGGATAACCTATTTGGCGAAGGCGGCGGCGCAGTCATTGGAGAATGGACAGAAGTCGAAACGCCGTTTGGTGACAGAATAAAATGGATGCGCGGAACAGACGATAGAATATACATAGAAGTATATGATTCTAACGGAGACTTAGCATCCAGCTTTGATGTACCAGTAGGGGAGTTTGCATTCTAATGAAAAAGATAGTATTATCACTCTTATTCGCAGGCCTCGTTGCTGGTTGCTCTACCACAGTGAATCGAATACCGAGCGAACCACCAAAGGCCGTCGTGACAGAGAAAGATTTTATGAATCTTCCGCCACCAGCACAGGGTGCAATGGTCGTTGCGGTGTATTCGTTTGAAGATAAAACTGGTCAGAGACTACCGAGCGAAAAACTTGCTAACATCTCGACTGCAGTTACACAGGGTGCAGAACAATACGTAATCAAAGCATTACGTGATGCTGGGAACGGAACTTGGTTCCGTGTTGTAGAACGTGTAGGGTTAGAGAACCTAGCGCGCGAACGTCAAATTATACGTCAGACGAGAGAAGAAGTTGGTGATGAGACTCCTATATCTCCTATGCTATTCGCAGGAGTAATTGTCGAAGGAGCAATCGTTGGCTATGACTCAAATACATTAACCGGTGGCGCAGGTGCAAGATACCTTGGAATAGGACCTAGCACTCGTTACACCGAAGACGTGATTACTGTCTCAATGCGTGCTGTCTCTGTAAAATCTGGCGAAGTTTTAACAAGTACAGCAGTGACAAAAACAGTATTAAGTACAAGTACAAATTTAGGTGTTTTCAAGTTTATAGAGGCAGGTACTGAGAACGTCGAACTTGAAATTGGTAATTCACAGAACGAACCGGTGAACCATGCAGTAAGACTCGCGATTCAGGCCGCAGTTGTTGAAATGATCAAAGAGGGTGCCGAGAACGGCTACTGGGCTTTCAAACAATAACAAAAGGAAAAACTAAAATGAAAAACCTACTATTAACTTCTGCTCTTATGATAGGAATCGCGGTTCCATCATTCGCAAGCGAAGTTTATATCGACCAAGCTGGAAATAGTACTAACGTAAACGTACTTCAGCAATACAGAAGCAGCTCCTATGATCGTGAACGGTAACGACATCAACGTCGAGATTGTTCAAGATGGTGACGGAAACGTTGCTGACATCTTTATTCAGGTAAGTGCTAACGACACAAACTATGAATACAGAGTTGAAGGTGATCTCAACGAAGTGCTTTCAAATATCAGTGGCGGAGTCGATAACAATTTCGTCGCAGCCGTCATAGGTAACGATAACACAATCACTCTATGTAAAGATTACACTAACGGTAACTGCAGTGGTATTCAAGTCAACCTTACGGATACTACACTCAATCTTACCGGTAATAATAACGAAATTAACTTTGCATTGGACGCAGCAAGTGCGACTAACGTGTTCAACGTCGGTCAAACAACGCCAAGTGATTTTAACGTGATTAATCTTACTCAGACTACATCTTCAGGACACATTGTACACGTTGATATAGACGGAGATACTAACACCGTGGATATCGTTCAACACTAATATGTGGAGAATCATATTCATTGTAATGATGATCATTCCCAACCTCGCATCAGCCGAGGTTGGGACCGTGACTGATTTCAAAGGTAGTGCAGCGGAAGCCAGAAGAGACAGCGATAAACTCGCTGTTGAAATGGGCTTTGGTATTGAAATGTTAGATCAATTAATTACTGCTAATACTCGCCTTGGTTTAACATTCGAAGACGGTACACGAGTTGAAATCACAGAGCAGAGTAAGTTAGTGATTGATGATTTTGTGTACGATCCAAACACGAGCGCTGGTAAGATGTCGATGGAGGTTGCTCTTGGAACCGTTCAGATGACGTCCGGTCTCCTGGCAAAAAATAATAGAGAGAACGTTGACATTCGTACTCCAACGGCGAGCATTACCGTTAGAGGAACAGACTTCTCTATGACAGTCGACGAGATTGGGCGCAGTCTAATCATTCTTCTACCTAGCTGCCCAGATGAAACTCTCAATGAAGATGAATGCCCAGTCGGATCCATCTCAGTAAGCACTGATGGCGGAACCGTGATGCTGAATGAATCTTATCAGGCAACTATGGTGTCTCACAGTGGTCTGTCTCCTGCGGATCCTCGTAAACTTCTTTTAGATCAATCAAACATCGATAACAATCTTATCATAATTCCTCCATCAGAATTTCCGGGCGGATTTTCTAACGATGAAGAAGAGGAAGAGATACGAACCGAACTTGATGTTGACCTCTTAGAGAATAAAGAACTCTCTGAAGATCTACTTGGAGAAGATGAAGAACTGACAACTAATTCGCTTGACGTAAACAGAGTGAACAACACCTATTTGGATAATCTTCTCGATATTAATGTAGCATCTCTTGAAAGCGCGCTCGAAGAGGAAGAAAGCGAAATACTACCTAATGTTAAAAACTTTCCATGGATACGCGCAGTCGTGAATGAAGAGTTTATGTTATTAGATTCTGATCGTTCACCGCATATATCAATGCTGACAACAAGTTTAGATACGAACGGAACATATAATGTAACGCAGGATGGCGTATCTGCTGCGGTGCAAATAAACGCTGGAGGAACAAATGTTTCTATCACTACTATACAGACTCAGTAGCGCAATACTCGTTTACTTTATGTTTGTGAGTGTTGCACTCGCAGCCATCACTGACTTAAAGCTCAGCACTGCACAGATATTCGACGTGCAGTGGTATATTTCTGGTGGAACACTGCATGCGAGCGGATTCAGCTATATCTTCGCAAGCGTGAACTATGCTACTCAGACTAATTCGTCTGCTAGATGGACAGCTGCACAAACTGCAGACGCAAACAGTAATGGCAGATACATTGGGTTCTTTAACAGCACCACAAATCCAGGCACCTACGGTATGGCCGTGTTCAGTAGCGACGGCACAAGATACAAAATAATTAACAACACGGGTTCGTTTCGAGCATTAGCTAACGGAGCGATCTTCTATAACGGCAACGGTATGTGGGGAACTCTCATCACTACCGGTCAAGGATATAGTCTTGGCCAAAGTGGTTCGTGGTCTGTCACTCAAGATAACCCAACGAATAGTCAACTTCAAGCGTATGTTCCACCAAGCTCAACGCCGTTGGCTGCGGGACAGACTGCGCCACCACCTGCTGTCGCAACTCCAATCTATAATAACAGCTCGAATGTTAACATAACCAATCACTATCCTACGAGTAATAACAGCCCATCAGGTGAAGGTGCTTCGCAAGCGTTTGATAATAATCCAAACACAAAGTATCTAAACTTCGATAAAAAGAATGCTGGTGTTACTATTAAACTAAACGCTGGACGAGTAGTGAACGAGTTTACACTTACCACCGCAAATGACTTCTCAGGAAGAGACCCGACGAGTTATAAGCTATATGCAAGTAATGATGGTGTAAACTGGACACTGATTCAAGAAGGTGCTCTATCACTTAGTAACGATAGATTCTGGACCAGTCCTAAAATTCCAGTCACAAACAGTAATGCGTATGTCTACTATTACATATTCTTTCCCACGACTAAATCCGGAGACGGCTGTGGTTTGAACTGCGACAGTATGCAGATCGCGGAAATTACATTCTATTATAATTCGGGTAACACAACAACATCAACTCCTACTGGATCAGGATCTGTATCAAACCCAGGATCTGCTCCAACGCCGGTTTACTCGTCAGGTATCAATCCTTCACAGGCGATGAGAAGATCGGCCAACCTTGCTTTGACGAACGGTCATAACGCAAATATAAATATTGTTGGAAACAATAACGACGTTCAGATCCAACAGATTGGTGGAAGTCATTACGCTATCTTAAATATCGATGGCGATAACAATAGCGCAGATATTTTACAGACAACGACTACATCATCCAGACACTATCTAGAGGCTGACATCATCGGTAATGGAAACAACCTAATCCTACAGCAAAGAGAAACCGGAAAAAACATGTTTGTTGGCGTTGATGGAAACGGTAATGATCTAACTGTAAATCAAAAGGGATCTGGAAATCATTATCTTGACGTCATGTTAATTGGAAACGATCATAATGCTAGCGTAATTCAGGATGGAAGCGGCAGTCATGCTGCAACTGTTCAATTAGAGAACGGCGGCGGGGCATGGAATTTTGTGTTAAATCAAACAGGATCAACTTCTAAGACGTATAGTTTACCACATAGCATGAGCGATGGCAGTACAGTATCCGGTGTATGCAATGTTTCTGCCGGGTGTAACTTAACAGTAAATCAGTAAGGTCTATAAATGGATATATCAAAACAAGTAAACGAACTTCGTATAAGAATTGCAGAAGAAAAAAGAAAATGGGGATTTGACGAAGAGACTCCTTCGACACAAAAAGAGCCGTCTAAGAAAGTTGTCAAGGATACGTCAAATGAGCCAGAAGATTTAAAATCAAAGCTGCTTGGATTAAAGAAGCGATAGCAAATGAAATTTTAAGAAAGAAACAAGAATGATAAAGAAGATATTGTTGTCCCCTATTTGGAGTCTATTAGTACTCGGATTACTGTATATGTTATTTGCAAGTAATCCTGGTTTCTTAGAGAGTGTAAAGCTTAGATATTTTGACCAACTGATTGTAAATCAAGAACCAGTTCAGAATAACATATATACTGTAAATATAGACGAAGCTGCGATCGAAGAAAAGGGTCAGTGGCCTTGGCCTCGAGGAGAATATGCAGCATTAATCGAAGATCTATATGCTAGGAATGCAGGGCTAGTTGTTTTCGGTGTTCTAATGAGTGAGAATGATCGTTTTAGCGAGGATCATATTCTTGCAG